TGAAAGCTAGATAAACAAAAACCCTAGCAACCTGTATAGAAAGGTGTGTTGCTAGGGTTTTATTGTGAGTAATGTAAAATGACTAGGAGAACTACTCACAAATTATAATATAAGCTATAATAACACAGACTCCTACTAGTGTCAAGCATAAAATTGCATTAGCCATTAAAAATATCTGAAAAGTTTGATGTTACACGACTAACATTTGAGTTTGGTATGTCAATGCCACAGGCTTTGTTGATTACTTCACGCACAGTCATAAAACACTTCCAACCTATGCCTTTGTGACTTATGTTACGTGTTTTCATATTCAGCACTTTGTCATAGTAGTTTTCAAACTTGTTAAGTGCTTGCAGGCCTTCGCCAATTGCCACAAGTTGATGCAGCGTAAACAGTTCTGGATGTTGCTTGCTTAGAGTGTTTAGTGTTTCTAGTATACCACGCCATACTTCATTATCCATTTGATGTAGATAACCATCCCAGATTGTTTTGTTGTTAATTTGTATTTCACCAGTTGACTCAATAATGTTGTTGAGAGTCTTTTGAATATGGCACATGATTACCACTGATAATTCTGTTGTTGTAGCCATCACGCTGTCTCCTCTACAACTGTTGTTTTATAGATCTTATATGTGTCGTATTCTTCTTCTTCAGCAAAACGCTTTGCTTGGTCCAAGGTGTTAAATCTTGACAAACTGTCAGTATAATAACTCCAAACTGTTGTCAAGTTGTCAGGTGTTGCTTTCTTGCGGTTGTTGATCTTTGCTTCGCATGTATGTGCGATAGTGTAGAATGTGTTTTCAATTGCCATTTTATTGTTCTCCTATTGTTAACTTATACATATATTATAGCATCAATACACACGATGTCAACCTTTTTTACCACTTGTATTTATCCAAAACATAAATACTGTATGATTTATAGATATGTAAACCCCCCAAAGACTGACCCACTACCTAATAGAGGTAGACCAATTGATCCTTCAAAATGGATATCAGGTCCTATTGCATGGAGACGTGACTGCCACTATGCTTACCACAAACATAGAGCACAAACACGCTACCGTAACGAACCAAACAACCTAACACTAGAAGAATGGAACGGGTTATGGACAGAAGACCTTTGGTATAAACGTGGTAGAAGTTCAGAATCAATATGCCTAATACGCACAGACGATGAATTACCATGGGACGTCAACAACGTGCATTTTGGCACACGTAGAGAAAGCCTGCGTAAAACAGCCGTATCAAGATGGGGAAAATAAAATGGATATGTTTAATGATTATGATCCGTATGACCAATTACAAGAGTTAATAGCACAGTGCAATGAAAACACACGTATGATACAAAAGCTAGTAAACGCACACAACAAACTAGATGGCATAGTAATGGAACTAACTGAACAACATTCACGCACAACAGAATTACTTGTGCGCACTAGAACTGATATTGGCAACATAACAGATCAGATAATAGCACTAAGAAGCACAGATTTTAATGCGCCTAAGTGATCCACAACAGAGAATAGCAGACTCAACTAGTAGATTCAAAGTAGTTGTAGCAGGCAGACGCTTTGGCAAAACATACCTTGCCATGCGTGAAATATGTTTTCGTGCTAGAATACCTAACCAAGAGATATTCTACATAACAACTTCATACAGAGCTGCAAAAATGATCTTATGGAAGCCACTCAAACGCAAACTACAAGACCTGCGTTGGGTAGAAAAGATAAATGAATCAGAACTGAGTATAACACTGCGCAATGGATCAATCATAAGTTTAAAAGGTAGTGAAGATCCTGATAGACTGCGTGGTGTTAGTCTAAGTTATTGTGTTATTGATGAAGCAGCAGAATGCCAACTTGACGCACTGTGGGGAGAGATCATACGTCCTGCACTAGCTGACCAACAAGGAGGCGCACTGTTTATAGGCACACCCAAAGGCAAAGCAAATGCATTCTATGATTTGTATGCAGCAGCAGACGATATGCACAGTTGGAGTGCATGGCAGTTTACAACAGTAGACGGTGGCAGAGTTACTAGTGAAGAAATAGAAGCTGCAAAGCAAGACATGAGTGAACGTCAGTTCCGTCAAGAGTTCCTAGCTACATTTGAAACATACGAAAATAGAATAGCATGGGCATTTGATAGATCAGAAAACACTGTTGACATAGTAGATCCTGACACTAGCATACTGCATGTGGGCATGGACTTCAACATCAATCCAGGTACAGCCACTATAGCTGTCATAACTGGACAAAATATGATAGTTATTGATGAGATGCATCTAGAAAATACCAACACAGAAGAAATGGCGTATGAACTTAAACGCCGTTACCCAAGATCAAGGATTACTGTTTACCCAGATCCTAGTGGTTCAAGACGTCAAACCTCGTCAAGTGGTATGAGTGACCATATCATATTACAAAACGCAGGCTTTACTGTTAAAGCACCACGCAAACATGACCCTGTAAAAGATCGCATAAACGCTATCAACGCTCGTTTATGCACTGCTGAGGGCATTAGACACCTGTTTATTGCTAAAACGTGTAAATATACTATAGATAGCTTGGACAAACACACGTATAAACAAGGCTCACAGGTACCAGATAAAGACTCAGGATATGATCATATGTTTGATGCGCTCTCATATTCTGTAGCTTACTTGTTCCCTATACGCAAGCGAGTGGAACAACAACAGCCTCAGCGTTGGGCAGTGAGATAAAGGAAACAACTTAATGGACATATCGCAACTAATGACCGCGGAGATAGCTGGTATACTAGGCGGCAATCACATTTATACATCATACAAAGACCAGTGGCAATATTTGTATGAATCATATATTGGTGGTGAAGAATATCGCAATGCAGGTCACCTTACAAAATATCAATTAGAAACAGAGGGTGAATACAATCAAAGACTAGAAACAACACCTCTAGAGAATCATTGTAAATCAGTAATACAAGTATATAACTCATTCCTGTTTAGAGATGAGCCCTACAGAGATTTGGGCACACTTGAAAACGCAGCAGGGATAGAAGACTTTCTACGTGATGCAGATCATGACGGTAGAAACATAAACCAATTCATGAAAGAAGTTTCAGTATGGAGCTCAGTGTTTGGGCACGCCTGGATAATGGTTGCTAAGCCAGATGTAGGCGCAGTAAGCGTAGCAGATGAATTGGAAGCAGGCGTTAGACCATACCTAACGCTGTTAACACCACTTGTAGTCGTAGATTGGAATTGGACTAGACAGCCTAGTGGCAAGTATATGCTAGACTATTTCAAGTATATTGAAGACGTAAATGGTAACCTAAGAACTGTTAAAGAATGGACACCAGACTTTATTACAACATACCAAATAGATGTTGAAAGTGAAGTTATAGAAGAAAAAACTGTGGAGCCAAATGGTCTAGGTTGGATACCAGCTGTGTGTGCATATAATGCAAGAAGCACAGTGCGTGGAATAGGTATAAGTGACATTGCTGATATTGCAGATGCACAAAAAATGATCTATAACTCAACAAGTGAAGTAGTTGAATCAATCAAACTGGACACACATCCTAGTTTGGTAGCAACACCAGAAACCAACGTAGGCACAGGTGCTGGCGCACTTATACACATACCAGACAACTTAGATCCTGGCTTGAAGCCCTACGCACTAGAGTTTAGTGGTGCTAGTATAGATGCAATATACAATTCAATTACGCACACAACAGAAGCTATTGACAAAATGGCAAACACTGGTGCTGTAAGAGCAACAGAAAGTCGCACAATGTCAGGCGTTGCAATGGAGACAGAATTCCAATTGCTAAACGCACGCCTAAGTGAAAAAGCAGACAACATGGAACTTGCAGAAGAGCAGATATGGAAGATATATGCATACTATGGCAACACAGAATGGACAGGAGAAATAAAGTATCCAGGTTCATTTAACATACGTGACACTGCCAATGAAATCAACCAATTGCGCACTGCAAAAGAAACTGCAACTGACAAACGTGTACTACGAGAAATAGATGCAAAACTACTAGATTGGATGGGCATAGAAGACATTGACCTAGCAGAGTTTGTACCACACGTAATGCAAGATCCTACTACAGGAGAACGCAGAATGGCTATGACTGAAGCAGAACATCTTGAGTTAGCAGCACAAGGATGGACACATCCAGAATAAGGAGAAAACACATGCCAATGAAGAAGAAAAAAGGCAAGAAAAAAGGTGGCCGTAGAGGGTAACTGGGACCAATACTTCCAAAAGATTCGTAGAGTCTGCCCTTGGAGTTGGAAAGAATATCGCAACGGTAATATTGATATAGTAGCTGGCAACGATCCTCAACCATTAGGTGACTTTGCAGCCAGAATATATATAACGGATATAAGAGACCCTAAGGAATTGGAAAAATACCACGATTACCTTAACGACACTACTGAGGATGAATGGTTATTCAGTCATCCATATTATGGTGGTAATTCAACTGAAATACCTGTGCTAATACAACAGGACGCAGTATTACTAGAGAGGGCACGTAATGGCAAAGTTTAGAGGATCACCTTGTAAAACAGATTGTGGTGGACACAGAGCAGGCTTTCGCTATGCAAGAGCAGGCGGTCGCAAACGTTCACCCTATTCAAATTCATTTAATAGAGGCATGGGAATACAAAGAGGCACATATAGACCAAGGCAAGCAAAGAAAAATCAACGTAGACGCCGTTCTACACCGTAATTAAAGTGGTTATTTGTAATATACATAAATAACTACATAATAAATTTAACTCTTAGAAGGAGGCGAGGTTAACAATGGACCATACAGAAACATTGGCACAAGAAAGCGTAACTGATACGCCAGTAGAACAAACTGAAAATCAGGCTGAAGCAGCAAAATCCTACTCACAGGAAGAAGTAGACAACATGATGGCTCGTATGAGAGGGTCATTAGAAAGAAAACTTCTAAAGCCTTATGAAGACCTAGGTGATCCAAATGAATTACGTACACTGCGTGAAGCAGAAGAAGCACGTAAAACAGAGGAAGCACTTAAAAGAGGCGAGTTTGAAAAAACCCTACAGGAACTAGCTGCAAAGAAGGACGCTGAGATCCAAAAACGTGATGCTGTCATCCAAGAATACAAAGTAAACAATCCTTTGCTTGATGCAGCAGCTAGAAACAAGTCAGTTAATCCTGAGCAAGTAAGACAATTACTATCAGGACGTGTTAGACTAAATGAAACAGGTGATGGAGTTGAAGTATTAGACGACAGTGGTAATGTACGCTATGATGACTCAGGACAAAATTTGTCAGTAGACAATTTAGTCAAAGAGTTTTTAGACGTAAATCCACACTTTCGTGTAGCAGGCGCTGCTACAACAAATACAAAAACATCAGTTTCAGCAGGTGGTAGCACAGACTTTAATCTAGCAGACTTGGATCTTACGAAACCTGAACATAGACAACTATATAAAGAGGCCCGTCAAAAAGGCCTAGTATAAAGAGCCAGATTTAAGGAGATTCTAAAATGGCAAACTCAGCATACGCATCAGGTATTAACCTAGACGCAATGATGGTGCCTGTGAAAGCAGCTACTATCTATACTGCTCAAGAGCAATCACTGTTCTTAGGCGGACAATTAATCCCAGTAATCAATGTACCAGCAGGTAGTGCAAGCGCACAAGTTCCTGTACTTGGTTCAGTTACTGCAACAAAAATCACTTCAGAAGCAGCTCCAGGTGTAGACCTAGAGTCAGTTCTTCCAGCTGATACTAAAAACACAATCGCTGTTGACATTCACGCTGCTCGTGCAGTACTACGTGACTTAGGTGGCATTGATCCAAACGAATTAGGTCGTGTATTAGGTAACTCAGTTGCTGCATCATTTGACGCAGACGTTATCTCAGCAATGGACGGCTTAACAGCTAAATCAGCTCCAACAGATATTGGTGCAGTTGACATTGATGACATTTTTGAAGTTGTAGGACAAATCCGTGCAGCAGGCGAAATGACTCAACTATACGGTGTTATTTCACCAACAGCAGCTACAGAACTATTGAAGTCAATTGGTGACGCAGCTTATGCAGGTGGAGATTTCCAAACTGAAGCACTACGTAACGGTTTCTTAGGAACAGTTGCTGGTGTACGCATGTTCATGAGCCAACACGCTGAAAACGCAACTAAAATGGGTTACGTATTTGGTCAGGACGCTCTACGTATTGCTATGCAGAAAAACGTTGACATTGAAGTTCAGCGTAGAGCAGCAGCAGTTGGTTTTGATGTAGTTGCATCATTACATGCAGGCGTTGGTGTTGTTGATTCAACACGCGGTGTAACAATGGTAGACGCAGCCTAAGAGGAGTTAGCATATGGCTTTCATAGTAGAAAATAATGTTACTGTATCATTTGCAGAATACGATGATGTAGAAGCAAGAGATCAAAGATTGTTAGAAAGCAATGAGAGCCTCACTGACGATGTTGTAGAACCGTTACTTGAAAGAGCTACAGAACGCATCCTATCAAAGATGCGTTCTACTGCTTGGTGGCAGGATTATTACTTGAATCAAAGTGGTAGTTCTATACGCACAGTAGCGGATATACCAGCACTTGATCCTGATAGAATCAAAGCACGCCAGCCAGACTTTACTGACTTGTGTGTATACACTGCATTTGCTGATTACGTAATGCCTTTAGTCGCAGACTTTGGTGCAGAAGATTCAGCAGAACGCAACAAAATTGATTTCTACAGAAACAGAGCAGATAAACTGTTTGAAGAGCTGGTTAGAGCAGGCGACTGGTATGACTTTGATGACGATGGTACTATACAATCAGATGAGATGTCACCAGGCGTAATTAACCTAAAGAGAATTAGATGAGAACAGAAGTACTAGCTTACATTCGTGGACTTGCATTAGGCTCGTTTAACGTGTCAGATGAGATTCCAAGAAATGAAAGTGCAGAACCACTGTATATGAAGAATCCAAAAACTATGTATGTTGATGCAGCACAGTTTGAAGATACTCCATTCATCAACACTCTTGGGGGACTTAGCATACACGCTAAGACAACATCACTTAGTGTCTACTTCAGTGTTGATGCTAAAAACTTACCAAATAATTACGATGCACTTGTGTCCAGTTTACTAGATGCAAGAGATCTTAATACAACTGAGGGGTTTAACGATCGCTCAGCAGAAGTTTCAACATCAATTGAAGCAGATATGTTAGTAACAGAGGTTACTCTATCTTATACTAAACTTAGATAAAAGGAAACACACAAATGGCATACATTTATCCAGCACCAGGGGTCAGCGGTGTTCAAGCAACTCTAGCACTAGAGATTGCAGCAGACACTAGTAATGATTCCCTAAACATTCCTGCTATGCAGGATGTGACTGTCAACGCAGCCAACGATGTTTTTACTTGGACTCAACTAGACGCAACTGCAAAACAGCAAATTGCTACAACTTCAACTAATTCAATCGCAATGAATATAGTTTTAGATGGTGATAGCTTCTTTGGAGACGGTACTAGTGCCGCAGGAACTGCTAGTTTAGCAGGCATCTTTGGCATGAGTAACAACAAAAACAAAGTTGAATTTAGCCTATACTTAGGTGACAATGACGATGGTACTAATGGTAAAACTATTTCAGGTGAAGGATACATTACAGGACTAGCTCCAACTGTATCTGCAGATGCACCTGTTTGGGTTTCACCAATTACAATCACTGTTGACGGTGAATACACAGTAGCTTAACAGCAAGCGTGAGGCAACACAAAAGAGGGCGTTTTTATGCCCTCTTTTTTTGGTTGTGCTAAATACAATGAAGGTTAACAGATATGGACGTTATAGATACAAAGTCAGATAAAGATCTGCTACAGTCAACACTAGCTGAGTTGGCTAAAGCAAAAAATGAGTTGCAGTGTGCTACTAATGACACACGTAAAGCACAAAACAGAATAAGTTTTCTGTTAGTCCTTGCAAACAAATTGATAGATAGAATGGAAGATTAAATGAAACTACAAACACTGGTCAGCACCCCACAATTACAAAAAATTACCATAGATGATGAAGCCATCGTTGAAAAATACGGTGAAGAAATTGATTTCTACATCTATGATCGTCAAGACATGGACACTTACATGAGTCTAGCAACACTAGGTGAAGATACAAGTATCTCAGCAGTTGCTAAAGTTGTAAGCAAAATCATATTGACTGAAGACGGAAACAGAATATTAGAAGACAACCAACAGTTACCAATGGATATGATGATGAAGGTTGTAGAGGAGACAGTAAAACACTTGGGAAATTCTATGACCCAGACTTCAAACAAATAACACCTACTCTCAATGCATACATTAACTTAGATTTTGTTGCAAAGAGATATGGTAAAACACCAACAGAAATGTTAGAGTCTGGGTCTACGTTAGACATACAAGTTGCCACAATAGCAGTGAGTTATGAAGCACATGTCCAAAAAGCCTCAAAAGCAGGACACACAGTTACAAATCACTCACAAGATGAACTACAAGCTATGATGGATGCTGTAAAAGGAAGAAAAAATGACGCTACGCAAAGTGCAAAGTCAAATTGATAAAAGGTTACGTGAAATAGAACGTGAACTAAAGCCACTTGTACACAATGCAACACGTGAGTTTGTGCGTGTTACACCTAAACGCACAGGTAATGCTAGAAAAAGCACAAAGCAACGTGGCAATTCAATTGATGCACACTATGAGTATGCAACCAGCTTGAACGAGGGCTATTCACGTCAAGCACCAGACGGAATGACAAAACCTACTATAGAATTTATACGTAGTGAAGTCAGAAAAATATTGAGGTAATAACATGGCAGTCATTAGAGACAAGTACATATTAGACATTGAAACCAAAGGGGCAACGCAGGGCATTGGCAGACTAGGTGGTGCGCTAAAAGGCTTAGGATTTGCAGCAGTTGCAGCAGGTGTTGCAAAACTTGGTAGTGCAATGAACGCAGCTACTAGAGAGTTTGAAACATACACTAACCAACTTAGACTTATTACAAGCAGCCAAGAAGAACTAGAAGGCCTAATGGGCCGCTTAGAACAAGCTGCTGTAAAAAACCGTGCTGCATTTGGTGACACAGTTGACCTGTTTACAAAACTAACACTTGCAACTGAAGAACTAAACATATCACAGGAACGTGTGTTAGACGTTACAGGTAAGTTCCAACAAGCACTTGCTATTTCAGGTGCAGATGCAAACACTGCTGCTGGTGCTATTAGGCAGTTTGGACAAGCTATGGCATCAGGCACTGTGCGTGGTGATGAATTCAATTCAATTGTTGAAGCATTAGGTCCTGCACTTGCTATTATGGCACGTGAAAGTGGTAACACTGTTGGCCAACTGCGTCAAATGTCACAAAATGGCGAACTTACTGCTGAAGCATTCTTTGCAATGGTTGAAGGATCAAATGCACTGACAGCAGCATTCAATTCAACAAATGCTACAACTGATCAGTTAGAACAACAATTAAATGAAGCGTTCAAAGGCATACTAAGAGATCTTGATGAAGCAATTGGCCTAACAAGTACATACAGAGGCTTTCTAGTAGAAATAACACAAATTATAAATGACATACGTGGCACATCACCTACTCTGTCAGAACTTGTAGAAACTGAACAATTTGAAGCTGCTATTAAAAACATAGACAGACAAATTAGTTCTATGGATCAAGCACTAGGTAGAATGGCGTTTAACGCACCGTGGAATGACACCTATGAGCAGCTAGAAGCTAACATTGCTGCACTACAAGAGCAAAGAGCTGAATTAGTTGAAAGTTTAGCTGCACAAGAAGCAAATGCAGATGCAGCCAAGAAACAAGCAGATGCACTTTCAGAACATGAGAAAGCACTGCAAGCTGTACTTGCTCCGCATAAAGAATTTATTGATTCTGCACAAAAATTTGCAGACGCAGATTACTCTACACCACTAGAAAAGGCAAACCAACGTGTTATTAACGCAGAAATAGTAATTGAACAGCTTAGACTTGCATTTGAGCGTTCAAATGGTCAAATTGACAACTTTGTAATGTTGTTGAGAGGTGCAGAGAATGAATTAGCAGCAGCACAAGAGCAAGTAACTGCACTTAGTAAGAGTACACAAGAATTAAACAAGTCAAGTGCTGATGAATTCTATGATGGACTAGTTGAAGGTGCAAGACGTGCTACTACAGAGCAAACAAATGCACAACTAGCCATTGAAAGACTGAAAAATGACCTTGCAAGTGGTAAAATTAACATTGATCAGTATGCTATTGCAATGGAAAGACTCAATAACATACTTGGTAGAACATCAACTGTTGGTCAAGATGCTGCAAAAACGTTCTCACAGGGCTGGAAAACAGCATTTGATGAGTATAAAAAGAACGCAATGGATGCAAGTGCTCTTGCAGAACGTGCTTTCCGTCAAAGTACACAAGGCCTAGAAGATGCAATAGTAAGTTTTGCTAAAACAGGTAAGTTTGAGTGGAAAGAATTTGTACTAGGCATCCAAGAAGAGCTACTTAGAGCCAATATCAAGCAAGTTATTGTTAACACACTCAAAGAAGGCGGTAATTTAACTGATGTAATGAAGCAATTTGGTGGAATATCAGGTGGAGCAATTAGTATACCACAGTCAGAACTTAATACACTAGAGCAATTGGGTAGAATGGGTCAATTTAACACATTAACACAAGGCATAGGCGGTGGTACACCTCAACCTACAAGCACAAACGTAACTTACAATATTGATGCAGTAGATGCACAAAGTTTCAAAACACTTGTTGCAAGAGATCCTGAGTTTATACACGCAGTAGCAGAGGCAGGTGCTAGAATGTCACCAAGGAGAGTATAATGCCAGATACAAGTTTTCAAAATCTAATAAACTATGCAACGTCAGTTACAATTAGACAAACAGCAGTTGTAAGCCATACACAAGCAAGAGATGGCACAATGCGTTCAGCTAGACGTGCAGGTAATGGCATGGAATTGATAGTGCAAATGCCAGATGGTATGCCTTGGACTACTGTAAGACCATTAGTAGCAGAAGCAAGCTATGCAGACCGTGCTATAAAAACAGACATACGTTTTAGTCGCAGCCAAGTAGATTATATGTATGGTTACCTAGGTGATCAAAGCAATTTAAGCATACTGACAGCTACACATACACAAGGCAGTCAAATAATGAACGTAGGTGGTGGTAGCACAAGCACAAATTATTTTAGAGCAGGTGATATTATACAGCTGTCAACTGTAGGACCAATATATATGGTCACACAAGACGTTGACACAAGCTCAGAAGACGTATACTTGCATAGACCAGTTGTAGAAAACACAGGCACAGGATTATATGGTGTTGGTGCTGCAAATGTGTATTGGAATGTGTTCTGCACAAGTTTTCCTAGATACACAATATTTGGTTATAATCAAGTAACTTGGGATGGACCGTTTGTATTCCGTGAGGTAGTATAATGGCAATAAAAACACTAGATCATGTAAACAATATTAGAGTAGGTAACTTTGTTGTAATTGAAGTTGTGCCCTATCCAGGCAGCACAAGCACATTCTACAGATTCTCTGATGTTGACTTTACATACACAATACCTGTAAGTGGTTATGGCAAAGATCAATACAATCAAGACATAACACAATTTACATTTTCAAAAGGTCCTACTGTTAACCAATATAGAGGTAGACTTGTAAACATTACAAATTCAACAAGTGAAATAAAAGGCAACACAGCTCCTGTTACTATTACACTTACAGGCTTACCAGATGATGACTTGCAGGACAACATACTAAATGAAAACATAAAATGGGCTGGTGTTACTATATGGCGTCAATTGTTTGATGAATTTGGTGCTGTTATAAAAGAATCAGATCTTACAACAGACCTAACGCCAGTGCAAAGATTCAAAGGTATTATTTCAAACTATTCAGTACAAGAAACATATGAAAATGACACACTTGAATCAAATGCATTTGTAACACTAGAATGTTCAAGTGCATTTAATTTATTGCAAAAGAAAACAACAGGTAGAATGGCAAATCAACAAAGCCAAGCAAATTACTTCCCTAATGACCGTTCAATGAATAGGGTTACAACAATTGCTAATACTAATTTTGTATTTGGCTTTCCTAAGGAGAAAGATGTATGAGTTTCTTAGATGACCTACCAAAAAACCAAACCACAGAAGGTATGGACACAAGTACAGATGCAGCACTTGCTAGATCAGCAATACTGTTTCAAAGTATGCGTAAACTTCAAAGTCAAATCAATGAAGAAAACATACGCAAAAACACACAGCCAACAGAACTAGATTTCAAAACAGCAGGCAACTACCAAATACCAGTAGTGTATGGAGATGCATGGGTAACAGGGTCAGTAACTGATGCTGTACTGTTAGAAGGACCATGCATACTTTGGTGCTGTGTTACGCTGTGTGAAGCAACAGGTGATTTGTTAAGCTCAAAGTTTCAAGATCCTGTAAGTTTAGAAGACACCTACACAGCAAGTGAAACTACATTTGCTGACATTATACTTGAAGATTCAACAGTTGTATTTCGTGAAGATGGCATAACAGTTGCTAAGTTGATTGCAGAAGATGGCACAGAAAACACAGACGTAGATGGACTTATAAAAATATATCCATTTAACCGTGGATCAGAATCACCTACAGCAATGCCAAACACAACAGCACCTGACACAGTGCCACAAAACAGCCAAGCAGCATATGGATTAATGCCTAATTGGACAACTAGTCACACAATGGATGAACTTGTGTTTTATCTTATTTCAGTAGAATATGATGCTGTAAAGAAAGTTACTAAATTACCAGATGTAAAAGTAAAACTGTCAAATACAATGAGACAGCCAGGTGATTGCATATGGGATTACATGCGTAATGACCGCTATGGTGCGGGTATAAGAGACGAGGAAATATACTCAGATGAATAGTTTAGAAAGTTTAAACAACGCAGCTTCAGCACTTATAGAATACACAGACAATCGCTCAGCAAGAGCTGTGCTAGATAAAATTATTGTTGGTAACGTATCACAAACAATTACTGATCTAACATTTAAACCAAGAACACCTGTAAACATTATTGAAATAATCAATTATGCAACAGCAGCAACACAAGTAAAGTGGGAAATACAAAACATATCAGGTAGTAGTATACTTTACCCTACACTGCCTGCGCACCTTACACTAACACAAGTTGGTGATGTCTACACAATTACAGGGTTGCAAACAGAAGCTGATTGGGAAGTTATAAAGGACTTTACATGGGTGTTGCCTTCAAACTATGCAAGCTCAAATGGTTGGTTCTTAGAAACAACAATATCATATTTTGATGAAGACCTAAACACAACAGTTGATGTCAATTGGGACACATATGATCCACGCTATGGTTACACACTAAGTGCTAATAGTGCATTTACAATGAGTTGCACAGCAGGTAAAATACATGGCACAGCAAACGCCACAATGGACAGTGAATTTGGTATGCTAATAACACAGTTTGCAATTGATGCAACTACCAGCATGACAGCAAGTTTTGTAAAACGTCCAATAGACTTTGCAGATTCATATGGATTTACAGGTCTACAAGGCAATTTGATTTGGGCAACTGATCCATTACAGGTGTTAGACGATCCAAATCCTACAACTGGATGGTCAGATGATTTCAAAATTACAGTTACAGCAGAAGATGATGCAACACTACCTAACAATACTGGTTGGATTACACATCCTGACACAATATATCCAAATGCACCTATCAATGCACAATTTCTAACAGGATTAACAAGAGCAGAATTAAATGCAGCAATTAGTAATTTTCAATTTTGGCCTTATCATGATCAAACAAGTGACACTATGATACATGTAGAAATAGAACAATTATTTACAAGTCAAACTTTTCCAGATGGAGCGTATTTTGATGTTTTGAATACACACATTGATTTGACGTATCTAGGTGCTGCAACACTACCTGCTACAAGATACTTTACATACAATGGTGATAGTAGTGTTCCTGTAACACTAACTGAAATGATATATCAGCCATTTACTTTTGATATTATTGGCGGTGGTGGATCAGGTGGATACCAATATCGTGGTACTGGTGCTTACAGTGACGCAGGTGGCGGCGGTGGTGCTGGTCAATACACAAGACCTTCTACATATTATATGAATGTTAATAAACTTGCTGTTGGGTATAACACAATGGGTGTTGGAGTAGGAACAGGTGGTGCTGCACCTACAAGTGACGGAGCAAATGGTAATGATGGTACACATTCAGAAATACTACTAGGTCAAAACAACAGCACAGCAGCTATTCCACTTGGTGCTGCATATAAATCTAATGGTGGATTTGGTGGTTATAGTAGTGATGGAGCTAGTACTGTTACTAATGGTGATGGTGGCGACAGCGGTGCTACACTTAGCACTTCCCCTATCTTTAGTGGTGGTCTTGGTGGAGAAGGCACACATCTTAGTAGTGTTAATGGTGGCGGCGGTGGCGGTGGTTGGCTGGAAGATTCAGTCCCTGCAAACCAAAATGGTGAGGATGGCGTAGTTGGCACAGGACAAGGACATGCAGCTGGAGGTGCAGGTGCTACAGTAACACTAATTGGTGACTCAGTTACTACAACAGTTGCAGTAGGTGGATTTGGCGGAGAAACTGGAAATGGTGATAGTGGTACAACTTCATCAACTGTAAACACTGGTCCAGGTTGTGGTGGTAATGGTGCAGGCGGCAATTCAGGTCAAGTACCAACTGCTGGTATTAATGGCGAAATACGTATTAAAATAGGTGCATAAAAAATGACAAGTAAGATTAAAACATTTGAAATCAATGGTATAATAGATACAGCAGAACCAGTGCTTGGCAATTTGCAAAAGTTGTGTGCTGCTGCTGCTTGTTATTTTACATTTGACAGCACACAGGGCAAATATTCAGTTGTAGAAAACAAACAAGATGTACCTATTGCTACATTTGATGATTCCAATATACTAGGTGGCATACAGCTTGGCACACTAGACGTAGATGAAATGTACAATGCAATGAGTATTGAATTTAACTCAAAGGATCTACGCAATGAAACAGATGTTGTACACTACAAACTAACAGATGGTAACATGTATGGCAAGGAGTTTTACAACCCATTAAACTTACGTTTTGACCTTGTAAACAACCCTGTACAAGCAGCATACCTAGGTAGAATACAAGTACAGCAAACACGCTTTGATAAACTTATACAGTTTAGAACAGACTACAGTTACTCAGGACTTAGAGCTGGTGATGTTATACAAGTTGTAAATGATGTGCTTGGATATCCACTAACTGGCAACGTTACTACACTAGGTTATTTCCGTATTGCTAGTATAAAAGAAGTAGACTCAGCAGAAGATGGATTTGTAATTGAAATAACAGGACATCAATATGCTGATCGTGTGTATACACAAAACCTAATGTCACGTGATTTTGATCGCGAAGAAAGAGACAAGAAAACAGGCATAAAAGCATCAAGAACTAGTGCTTGTATTGCTGCAAAAGATGACACAAAAATTGGTGAAGATGCAAGTAAAGTATATGAAAGTGGTTCAGCAGCAAATACAGCAGCAAAAAGTAAAGCACAAGAAACAGGCTTTATACCAGAACTAGCAAAACGCACATTTACAATTGCAGGACCTCAAAACATCTGTGAAGGTGACACAGGAGTAACATACACATTTACAGCACCAGCAGATTGCTGTGGTAGAGATGATTACACAGTGCCATACACAATTAGTGGTACAGGCATAGAAACACTTGATATATCAATACCATTAACAGGTGATTTAACATTTACTAGTGGTGTTGCAACAATGGTGTTTGACGTTGATAATTCAGCAGATACAGAAGGCAATGAAACAATGACCATTGCTGTAGGTTGTAACAGATATGATGTTGTTATACACGATAATTATGTTGATGTACCTGCGTACACAATTACAGCAGATACAACAACTGATACAGATGTAAATGAAGCAGACGAGTGTGATACTTTAACGTTCAACATTACTGCAACCAACACAGATAATGGTGCAGGTATAGATTACACTGTAACTGGCATAGATTCAGCAGATTTGCTCACAGGTAGTTTAACTGGTACAGTAGTAGCAGATTGGTGTGATACAGCAGGTACAGTTGCATTTACATTTACCAAAGGCTCAACTGAGTCAGATACTATTGTGTTTACACTAGATGGCAAAGGCGTGTCAAAGTCAGTTGTGCTAAATGACGCAGCTGATTACACTGTTGCATGGGGTCATACTGAAATTACAGAAGGTGATACTACAAGTGCTACTGTAACTGTAGATGGTATACCTGATGGTACAAGTGTACCTTGGGCATTGTCAGGCACAGCATCAGGTAAAGTTACAAGTGCAACTAGTGGCACAGTAACTATTAGTAGTGGACAAGGCATAGTAACTGGTATAAGCACAAATGATGATGGTGTAGAAGATGGCTATTCAACAACGCTTATAATTACATTTGGTCCTACTACAGGATATGAAACTTGTGGTAATGCAAGTGCTAGTTTAACAGTACTAGACAATGACGGTGGATCACCTGAATTTAGCAACTGTCAATACACACTTGTACCTGGTGTATGGTGTGCTGCATATGCAAGTGCAAATGGACAAGTGTCAAATATAACACCAAAGGATTATGTAAGTGTAATGACATATCCAAGAGTTGGTACACCTGTTCAAATACCAACTGCTGTAACTGTTACAGCTGGATTACCTAGCACAGTAACAATTAACGCTACTGTAACAGCATACACAGGCACAGGTATGGGCGGTATACCATTTGAAATCATAACAACATTTGACAGTTTAGGTGCAGATCAACCAGTTACAGGCACAACTACACAAGTAAGAGGGTACACTTAAACTTTTATCATCTTTTTTTGCCTTTTTTTAACGTTTTTTTACGTTATAGGTAAATACAAATAGCAGACACAAAGTTGTCTGCTTTTGTAATAAATTGCAGACAACATAAGGAGACATTACATGTCAGC